TTGTCCTCGGCCGGACCNGGCATCGCCTTGTTCTCGGGCGGGACCTCGGCGGCCTTCTGCTCTGCCGCCTGCTCCGCCAGTCGCTTCGCTTCGAGGTATCTCATGGTCTCACCATGGGTTGGGCGGGGCCGGATCACCCGGCCCCGCCGTCGTCACCATGTCACCCGGCGTTCTCAAAGGTCGTCGCCCAGCTGAACGCGGCCGGGCGCTTGAGCCCGAGGGCGAGCCGCTCTTCGGCCCGAATCGTCCGCAGGTTGCGCTCGAAGTCGTCGTTGACGTAGCCGACCGCGAGCCGGACGTCGTGGCGATCGTAGATCGTCGCACCTCGGAGCCAGTCGGCGACGATCATGCGCCGCTCGCCCGTGGTCGGGTCCTCCAGCGACTGCGACTCGACGACCGGCAGCGACCAGATCTGCGGGCCGAGCTCGGTCCGATCACCGCCCAGACGTAGCGGTTGTCCGTGCCCTTCTCCAACTCGATCTGCTCCCAGTCGAGCGGGTGGACCGCGACGGCCGTTGGCGTGAGGCCGGCCATCACCACGTCCGTCCGCATCCGGCGGATCAGGTCGATCAGCGTGTCGCTGGCCTGCGCCCGGTTGAACTCGGGGATCCCGGCGGTGAACAGGCCTTCCAGCTCGCCGCTCGCGCCCGAGCCCCAGAGGATCTGGCGCTCTTCCTCTGCGAGCACGTCCTGGCGCAGCTCGAGGTTGATCACGTCGATCAGACGCGGCGCGTCATCGATGTCCTGCTCGGCGACCTTGTGGAGCACGGCGATCGTCTGCACCGGCGTAGTGACGCGCTCGGTCTTGATCCCAGCATACGGCTTCACGCCGCCGCGACCGTTCTGCGCCGCCGCTGCGTCCGTGTACTCGTAGCGGACGTAGGCGACGGTGTCGCTCGACGTAGGCATCACCCGGAGCAGCTGCCGGATCGTGAGCGGCTTGCGCTCCTCAGAGCGGACCCACTCGGGATCGCGCTGGATCGGCACCGCCGAGTCGTCGCCGATGTCGGGCAGTTGCGACGGATCGAACTGCTTGCGCTCGATCGCCTCATGCGCCGCCTTCAAGAACTCCTCGGCCTCCTCACCGTAGAGCACGACCGGCGCGCCGCTCAGGTTCCGCACGTCAACGCGCGCCGACCAGCTGGTGTCGGCCTTGCCCTGCTGGCGGTAGCGCCGGTACGCCTCGCTCAAAACGAACAGGTGGCCGGGCGTCACTACGACCTTCCGGGCTGACTTCCGCTCGGCGTTGCCTGCCGGCAGCGTCGGGCTCACGACCTCGCGGCCCTTCGCGATCAGCTGCTGGCGCTGCTCGTACTTCTGGATCGCCTCCTGCAGCGCGAGCGCCTCGCTGGCCTTCCGGTCCAGCTCCTCGCCCCGGGCCTGGCTGATCGGCCCCTGCTCCAGCTCCTTCTGCCCGGCCTCAAGCTCGCTCAGGAGCTTGGCCAGGTCCTGGCGCATCTGCGCCACGTTGCGGTCGGTCACGACCACGGTTTCCGTTGCCATCTCGTCACCTCCACGTCTGGGTGTCCGTGTCTCATCTCCGCGCGTGCCGTCAGACGGCGAGGCGACGGAGCTTGAGGGCCAGCATCTTCCGGCGGATCGCCGCCAACTGGTCCTCGCTCGCGAGTCCGTCCGGCTCGGCGGGCTCCGGAGTGCCACCATCGGGCGAGTCCGGGGCCTCGATGCCGTTCAGGAGTGCGTCGATATCGCCACGGAGCGCGACCAGCTCCGCGAGCTCTTCGTCGGTCAGCGCGTCGGCGCCCTTGGCGATGAGCGCCTTGACGCTGCTCACGTCGAGCCTGGCGTTCGGGTTCATCGGCCAGATCACGACCGAGATTTCGCGTAGCTCGATCTCCTTGAGGTGCCGCAAGATGCCCTTGCGCCGCTCCTCATCGGTCGGCTGCTCGATCTTCACCGCCCGGTAGCCTATGCTGAGGCCGTCCACGTATCCACCCTTGATGCGGCGGAGGATCTCGTCGCCGTCCGGGCCATCGATCACCTCGAACTTGGCGTCGAGTCCTTCGGCCGTTTCCGTCGCGTCGATCAGCTTCCCGACGACGGCGCGCACGCTGCCGTAGTTGTGCTGATCGAGCAGCGGGATCACCCGGCCGCTCCGGCGCCAGTGGTCGAGCGTGCGCTTGAACGCGCCGCGATGGATCACATCGCCGCCCAGGTCTAGGTCCCAGGTCGAGGCGAGCCCGCGGAACGTCCGCGCCTGCTCGTCCGTCTCCTTCACCTCGAATCGCGCTCCGACGCGCTTGGTCTCGATGCCGTCCATCGTCTCACTCCGCCGTCTATGAGCTCCGGGAAAGATGCCGGTGCACTGCCGGTGCAGCCACGCGCAGAACGACGCCTTGTCGGATGGCTGAAAGGAGCCGAAGCTTGTCTGCATGCAGCGCCGGAAGAAGCCAGGGTCGCGCCGGCCGACGCGCCGGCAGAGCCCCGCGATCTGTGCGGCCGTCAGCTTCACCTCGGNAGCGCCGGCCGCCGCGATCTTGTCCGCGCAGGACGGGCACAGGCGCTTCACCTCGTCGAGCGTGAGCACAACATCGCGGAATCCCTCCGCGCGGGCGCGCTCCTCGGCCTTTGCGTCGAACGTCCCGAGCGCGTCAACGGTGAGCGTCTCCACGGCGTCATTCTCCTTACTACGGCGTATGCGGTGCGCGTCCCGCCACTGCTCGAAACAGACGGCTGCGCGCTGGCGTCGGTCCGGGAACTCGTCGCGCATGTGCGGCAGCGACATGCAGCGACCGATGAACTCCTGGCGTCCCTCGCCCTGGCGCGGCTTCGGCAGTGGCATCGTCAGTCCTCCACGACCTCGTAGAGCAGCGTGCAGCGGCAATTCGGCTCGCCTGGCGCAAGCAGCCCATTCGGGAATCGGTCGCGGATGCCGACCGTCACGCCATCGAGCGCCCGGTGCTCATCCCGCACCCGGCCGTCGCGGACCGTGAGCCAGGTCTTGGTGACGCGCGCGTCGATCTCTGCAGCCCACGCCGTGAGCGATTCGACCTGCGCTCCGTTGTAGACGCGCGTCGTCTCGGTCCGGGCGATCAGCTCGGCCCGCGCCGGCCCGAACGCGGCATCGCTCGCGCGGATCCTCGCCGCGAGCTGGTCGATCGTCTCGCCCGCCTCGAGCCCCGCCTGGAGCGCATCCCGCACCGCCTGCCGCGTCGTGTCCGTAACCTGGCGGATCAGCCATGCGGCCTCGCGCTGGACATAGTCGGCGAGTCCCGGCTGGAGCATGTCCCACGCGACGCCGAGCTCGGCGGCGATCTGCGTCACTGCGGCCTCGCCCGTCGCACCAATCAGCGGCTCGACGACGCGCCGCCAGGTCTCGAGCGCGGGGCCGGACAGGTAGCGGGCGAGCTCGCGGAGGAACGCGGTCGGGTCGACCGGAGACTGCTTCGCTGCGCCCAGGTATTCGGCGGCGAGGCGCGCGATCTCCTCCCTGTCGCGCTCGAGCTGCGCGGCGACGGCCGCGCGCCAGGCCGGCTCCTGCGCTTTCGTCGCGGCGTCGAAGCGGTGCCAGGCGACGTCCTTCTGCTGCTCGGTGAGGTCGGCTTTGGTGGCGATGACAATCGGCGCGGACCGCTCCTCCTCCTCGGCGGCGGGCCGCGCGATGGAGACCGCAGGCGCCGGCGGCTGGAGGCCGGGGATCACGTCGTTCCGGGGGTCGTCGTCGTCGAGCGGCTCCAGCCCCACGATCTGCCGGAGGTCGCGGACCCGGGCAAACCGCTCCATGCGCTGGGCCATCTCGGCAAGACTCGCCCGATCGGGCTGCAAGGCCGCGACCGGCCCCAAGTCAAAGCGGATCTCGCGGCGCGGGTGCGGGTCGAGTGGCGGCCGGCCGGCGTCCACCGGCGCGCGAAGAAGCTGCGCCGTGAGCTTACGCTGGTCCCTGGCCCACATCGGCACAAGCAGGTCCTGCGTCGCGCCGCGCCGGGCCTCCTGCATCTGCGACCACGGCGAGTTTTCGAGGCCGACAAGGAACTGCAGCACGATCGGCGGGACGCGGAACGCTGCGGCGACGGTCGCCTCGACGCGGTTCAAAATCTCGCTCGGGAGCAGTTGTTGGATCGAGAGCGAGACGACGCTTGCCTTGCCGCCGCCGGTGAGGGCCAGCGGCTCGCCCTTGCGGTCGATCCTGGCGTACTGCCTGATCTGGTCCTTGAATCGCTCCCACTCCTCGTCGCTCGGCTGCCAGGCCGGGTCCGTCTGAATGATGACACTGGGGAACAGCGCATTCTTGAGGACCGCCCGCACCGTCTCCGTAGCCTGCTCGCCAAGGCTGAGCGAGCGGAGCGCGACGTCGAGCGGCGCGAGGTGCGCGTACCAGTCGCCCGGGTACGGCTCGCGGAAGTAGACGACCCGCTCCGGCGGGAGCGTCTGCTGGCCTGCGGCCGACATCACGCGGAACCGGCCGTAGATCCGGCCGTCCGCAGCCTCGACGCTGAACTCGTCGGCACTGAACGGCACGAGGCGCCGGACGCGCCCCGAGCGGTCGAGGTCCTTGACCCAGATCGCGGCGCCGGTTACGTCTCGGTACATCCGGGTCAGCATGAGCAGCTCGCCCATGTCATAGTCCGGCGAGGGGACGTCGAGCACCTCGGCCAGCTCGTGGTCCGGCAGCCACGCGAACTCGTCGTCGTCGCCCAGCTCGCCGACGTAAAGCGCCGGCTCGCTGTACTTCTCCGCACGCCACATGATCGCGGCGTAGGCATAGACCGCGACCGCGAATGCGGTGTTGCGACTGACGCGGCCGGAGTTGCTGATGACGAACGGCGCCTCGATCGTGCCGCCGCTGGCGTCGCGCGGGATGAAGGAGACGGGCGCGGCCTTGGCCTCGTGGCCGCGGCCGTTGCGGGATGGGGCAGCGATGGACAGCAGGCGGTCGACCAGTCTCATCACGATGCGCGACGGGCCAGCGATCCGCCGGGTACCTCCCGGTCGTCGCTGGCCCGTGCAGGCCGCCGCTGGCTGTGGCTAGGTGCTATGGGTAATATAGATCGAGCGCGGTGTCAATGGTCACTACGACGCAACCCAACGGTAGATCGGTCGTCCATCCCGCATGACGAGGATGTAGGTCTCGCGCCAGACCGGGAAGGTCGTCCCTGGCGGCGCATCTGCGGGTAGCGCGCGACAACGCGCGAGTTCGAGCCTCAGCGGCGCGCGGCCGGGCGGAAATTCCCTCGTCTCGCCGTCGTGCGGCCCGCCGACCAGCTCGATCTGGATCATGGTGCCTCCTTGCTCGCCTCCATCCCCGGGAAATATACACCGACCCGTTTCTGGCTGCGACGGATCAGCGGGGCCAGCGCGTACCGCACCGCGTCCCAGCCGTGGTCGTAGCCCGGAGCGAGCTTCGGGAGTACGTCGTCTGTGCGCGGGTCGACCTTGTAGCGCCACAGCCGCGCTTCCTCGATCAGCCCCCGGCAGCGTGGGTGGATGACGATCCGCTCATAGCTCCTGAGGTGCTCGACGCCGTCCTCGACGCTCCCCGACCATTTCGGGGCGGGCTCGATGCGGAAGCCCCGCCGCTTGATCTCGTTGATCGTCTCGGGCCGGGCGCTGTCGGCGCGGATCGTGTGCTCCCGCGCCCCGGGCACGCGGTCGAAGCGGCGCGCGATCTCGTCCATACTCCAACCGATGCCCCGCTCGTCGTAGTCGATCCAGAGCCTGGAGTCTGCGACCCAGCAACGCACCAGCACAGTTGGGTCCTGAGCGAATCCCCAGTCGGCGCCGTAGTACGGCCCATGCCAATGCTCCTGCGGCTCGAAGTCCTCGACGATCCACCGGCCGGCCAGCACCTCGGCGTCCGAGCGGCGCCAAGGCTCGCCGCCCCAGACGTGGGCGTATGCCTCGGGGTCGCGCTGGCGCATCTCTTCGGCCTCGTCACGGAGGACCTGCGGCAGCCAGGGGTTGTCGCGGTAGGTGACGCGCCGGACGATCGCCCGCTCCGGAGGACGCACAACGAACCTCTGGTACGTGGGATCGCTCTCGAGCGCCGGGTTGAACGAGACCCAGATCTCCGAGCCCTCCTTGCGGATCGTCGGCGTGAGCACCCGCCAGCTCTCATCGCTGACCGCCTCGGCCTCCTCGACCCAACAGATGTCGATCCCTTCGGTACTCTTGATCTCTTGGACGTTGTGGCGGAGACCCTTGAAAAGGAACTCGGTGCCGTTCCGGCCCCGGATCGTCGATTGCTGCACCTCGTAGTGCCAGCCGAGCCCGAGCCGCTCGATCTGGTCGGCGAGCAGGCGGTGGACGCTGTCGCGGATCGAGGNCTGGAACTCGCGGGCGCACAAGATGCGGAGCGGCTGCCGGATGCCGTAGATCAGGAGCGCGCGGGCGAACTGCCAGGATTTC